GGGTTGTACAAATATCTTGTTGTATTTCCTACCCCTCCTCCATACAGATTAATTCCAAGAAGTAAATGTTGAGCAGATACCCCTGCCCCAACACTTTGATTTAATATTGAAACCCCTCCCAATGCTGCACTTGTGTTAATACCAATATTAATAATATATGAGGTTGTAGCAGTTGCACTTGTATTTTTATGAGTTAAGGTAAATGAATTATTGCCAGTAAATGTTCCTGCTGGGATTAGTAATGTATCAATAATTGTAGTTGTAGCCGGATTGGTAATTGTAGTTGCAGTAGTATTTTTTATAAATTGACCTACAACTGCCCCTCCATTTTTTGCATAACTCAATACACCACTTCCATCGGTAATCAATGAAAATCCTGCCGTTCCTCCATCAAGTGGCAATGTCAAATCATAATTTGAACCAATTGCCTGAGCCTTTATTCCCACTGAATTAGAGCCGCTTCCTGAAGGCTCAAGCAGCCTTATCTCGCCTGCACTTGCCCCATTGCCAAAGGTCTTGATGCCAGTAAATGTCTGAGCAGTTAAATCAACTAAACCTTTTGTAGCTATGCCTGCACTTGGGATGGCAAAGGTGTGAGCATTGGCAGCAGATGTGATTGTCATATCACTACTGCTCAAAGTCTGTGTTGCTCCAGTCTGAGTAGAACCTGATGTGCCTACCATTCCAGTAATTCCAGTGCCTGCCATGATGCCTGCTTGCTGAGTTACTGTGAATATAGTTGAGGCAGTAGATGGCGGTGGACTTCCGGCAGCATAAAACTGCATTGTCACATGAGTATGATCGGTTGTACTCCAAACTATCTCATAATATTGACCTGCTGAAACATCAAGTAAATAATTCCATCCAGTAATAATGTGGCCTTCGTTGCCTGCTCCTGCTGATTTTCTTGCAGGTATCTGAACTAATCCTGCACTTCCAGTAACATCAGTTCCATTAAGCCTTATCCAAATCGTTATATCATGTCCTGCATTATCAGTATTTTGGAATTGGCTACTAAATTGAAGATTGTAAATTCCTGCGTTGGCAAAGGTTATTCTTGTATCGCTAACAACAGTTACCTGATTGCTATAATCCAATGTTCTAAACTTCATTGGATAGCCTACATTGCTCGCAGCAGCAGTCTGAGTAACTACATCCTGATACATCGCATAATAACCCAATGGAGTAGGTGTGGCAGTGTTGTTCAATGTGCCTGCTCCGGTGAGAGTCAGACCTGATCCAACAGTTATCTCCTGCATTATCCCAGTACTTCCTGCATACCTACCAACAAGCTTTTGGTCAGCCATTGATGTGGTAATTGTGCCTGATGTTGTTATTGTTCCTCCTGAGATTAATCCGGCAGTTGCTACTGATGTAACTGTTCCACTACCTCCTCCTCCTGATCCATCAGCAGCAGCAGTAATTCTGCCTTGTGCATCAACAGTAATGTTGGCATTGGTGTATGGCCCTGCGCTAACCGCAGTGTTGTCAAGGTTCAAAGTAACTGCACCACTTGTGCCTCCTCCTGATAAACCAGTTCCGGCAGTTACTCCGGTAATAGTTCCTGCTCCTGCTCCTGCTGCGACAAAGTAGCCAACTATCCGCCAATTGCCTCCACCCTCGGATACAATCATGCAGCAATCTCCTGCTACAACTGTCTTATTAGTTCCTCCTGGGATGATTAGGCTTGTGACATTGTAAGTCAATGTTGCAGCAGCTTCAAACATCAAGATGAACCTTGCCCCTGCCGGACAAGTGCCGAAGGAGTTGATTGTTCCTGTGCCTGATATGTGCAAGTAGTTACCAGTTGCAGCATTAAGGTCTACTGTTGCTGCTGCTGCCAAGGTTGATCCTTGGTTTTCAAAGATGGCATTCTCAAGAGTTGATTTGTCCTTTTGAGTTACGAAGCTTGTAGTGCCATCGTCAAGCCAAGACCTTAAATCCGCAGGGGAAATAAGTTGGCTATTATTGTCAGGAAAGAGTGTCGCACTCTGAGTACTAAGATTGGCTCTGTTTAAATTTGCCATTTAATCGCCTATTTGATATCCATCATCAAACCCATCACTGAAAGCTGCCACTGTTGGTGCAAGCTGATTAGCCTGAAGAAGTGTGAACTTTGTCGTACCTCCGGAAGCATCTTCCGGCTGATTGGTGGCCTCCATTATGAAGCCTTGAATGTCCAAACTGCCTGAAGTGAGCCTGACTTTCCGGTATTGCTCATCTTGAGACAAAGTTAAGAAATCGCAGAGACTTTGAGGATAGGTAAATTCAACTCCAATAGGCTTGAATAAGTAAACTGCTTCCGATGGCCTGATAAAGTCAGGGTCAATATCTGCATTCTCAAACAAGGTGCATTCATCGCAATATTGCTGGCATGGCTCTAAGGCATCTGAGATGTAACTACTATAAGTAGTCTGATATTCGCCTACTTGAAACTGAAGCTTTGGATTAGTTAGGCCATAGGTGTGCATCCCAAGAACCTTCCACCACCTAAGTGCAATTCGGGCAGGAGAGTGAAAGATGTTGTAAAGATTGCCTGCTGGACTGCTTGAGTAGTTAATTAAATTGCTTGATAAACTTGCCTGACCAGGAGGAAAAGCTTTGAAGCCTGACTCTTCCCTGACTCCATAGGCAGTATCTTCAACATTCTCAAATTCTAACTCATATCTGTTAAGCCATATTATGAATGTCTCCCAGTCGTTAGGTCTATCTGAACTGCCTGAATCATCTCTAAGGAACTGAAGTCTTCTGCTAAACTCAATGGCATAACCTTCAGCAATGATTGAACTCTTGAGGTCAAGCTTTGCACTTGAGCCTTCATTCATTGCCCTATTATTGACAAAGTAATTCCTATCAGTGTGGATTGCCCATTGGCCTGAAACTGCAATGTTTTTCCATTTGTCATCATAGCCAAGTTGGATATTATTAGCAAGCATATCGACTTTTGCCATAGTCCTAACCTCTCCCACATTTGGGAAGGTTTGGCTTATGCTGTTTTGATAAAAGAATTCTCTTGGTTCAATCCTAATTATCCATTCAGCGCCTGTCCATTCATATGCCCATCCAAGGCAAAAGATTCTATCAAGTCCTTCAAATATCTTCTTGAATGAAGTTTTGTAGCCTGTATTCTCTTCATCAACAAGACAGCCATTAACAATCTCATTGTTTGTCTTAGCATTTCTAATCTTAAGGCCATTTGTCAAGGCACTATTCCAATAGCACCCATTGCCTGTCTCATCAAACACATCAGACCTTATTTGATTATTCTGCCCAGTGATTACATAAACAAGCCTGTTTAAGCACTCGCCTATGGTCATGCACTCAGTAGTTGAGGCATATTGCCCCGGGTTCTGCTCATTCATAGTGAGGCATACATTGTCAATGGTCAATTCTAAACTTAATTGAGTATTGTCATCTCTTGACAATGATGGCCTAACTGAACCTCCTTCTCCCCAATAAGCAAGTAGTGCAACTCTATAATTTGGTAATACTGTTATGCCTGAAATTGTAGTTGTAAAATCAAAAGTCACATCAGGCCCAAGAGGAACACTAAAAGTTTTTAGGTCAGTATTAAATAGAGTATAAAAAGTATCAAAACTTCCTGTCGAATCAAATGTCCTGAGGTAAAATCTAACATTAGCTGTTGCTCCATCGGGTGCTGCAATGCTTTCCCAATTAAAGCTTCCTTGAATTGAAACAGATGCGTTTAGTGTCCTTGTGAAGTCTGAGTTGTTTTGAAATATAACATTTGTGTTGCTAAAAGCACTTCCTTGAGTGTCAAATGTCCCACTAAATGAGCCTTTGAAATCCGAGTTTTCCCAAAATACTGGGACAACATTAACATAAGCAGGATAGCTCCAAGGATATGGTGAAGTATCTCCAGCAGGCACATAACTTAAAAAAGAGAACTGTTGAGAGTAATTCCTTGCAGAGCCAGCTAAAAAGAGTTCCTGCTTGTGAAGCCTGACCTCACGCATGACCAATGGGTCAATTGTGTTGCCATTTAAGTCTCTTGTGCTGTATAGGTCAATCTCTACATCCTGCCGAGCCTTGAATTGCTCTCTGAAGTTGTCATCAATAATGCCAACAGTTATCTCCAAGCTGTCTGTATCGCATACATTAAACTCCTCATAGATTGCGAGATTAAGCATGCCATCAAATTGATAAGGCTCTCCACCATAGCCAACATCTGAAATGATTTGGATGGCAATCTCAGCATTAATGAAATATTGGTCATAAAGAGCCTTGATCAGTTTAGCCCCTTTCTCATAGAACTTAACTTCAGTAGAAAAAGGTTGATCAATGCCATGCGATTCCATCCTGATGGCTGTGAACTCAACTGCATCCCAGCCAATAGGTTCTTCTACCTCAGTGCCATTCAGATAAAAATTCCATCCTGCCATGCTTCAAATTTAGCCAAAAAAAAGGGATAGCAATGCCATCCCCTTTTCGTCTATCTAAACCAAACATTAATTCTCAGTCCTAAACCTATTATTAAGAATCTTAGTTGTCCTTCTTGGTGTTCTGATGAACTTCTCAAAGCCTCTTTCATCCATATTGAGTTGAGTAATTGGCAAGCCTTTCAAGATGCTTCCAAGTTCATCCAATTTGCCAATCATAGGACTGCCACTTCCTGCTTGCCTACTTGACTGCATACTGCCCCAATAGATTTCCTGCCTGCTTAGTGCATGGTTAGGAATTACATGAGAGCCTTTAGGTAGATCAACCAAGGTAGCTGTTGCCGGAGTGAAGTAAACTTTGCCCGATTCAGTTACTACCTTCTCAACCCCTCTCTCTCCTACCATTGCCTTACCTCCTTTGAAGGCTTTACCCTTAGTACCCTCGGCAAATTCAGGCACAGGCTGTGCAAGCACAAAGCCAATTTGAGCAGCAGCAATAGCAGCTACCAAGGCAGCCAAAGGAGGCGCACTTACTGAATATTTAACAATCTCAGGCGCAGCAGAAAAGGCTATGTTAGCAATTGATGACAACTGTTGCGCTCTAAATTGCTTAAGCTTAATTTCCTTTTCCTCTGCTGCCTTCTGTTGCTCTAATTCAGCAAGCTTTTGCTTGTTGCCATCTGCCAGCCTTACCTCCTCGCTGTATCTATTATTGAGCTGAGTTAATTGATTGCTTAATCCTTGTTGATATAGGTCAAATGATCCTTGCACAATTGTTTGAGTTAGCTCAAGAGCCTTTTGCTGAACGGCCTGTTTTTCCTCTTCAGCTTCTTTTTTCTTTCTAACCTCCTCAGCCAATCCGGCCTCATAGTCCTTCTGCCAATTCTTCATGGCAGCAAGTCTCTTATCATAAAGCTTTTTATCTTCTTCGGCCACAGTGTTTTTTACTGTTTTTGTGGTAAGCAGTTCTTTATTAGCAGCATCTTCAAAGTCTTTTGCTGCTTTATCTCTTTGCAATTTGCTAACATTAACCTCATTTTCTCCAATGCCTATATTTTTAGCACTGTATTCTTTTTTAAGATTATAAACTGCCTCTTGAAATACCTTTTCAGCCCCAACTTCTCCTAACTTATCACCCCGAATCTGAGCCATCAGCACTTGCTGCTGCTTCTCAAGCTCAAGAATTTTTAGTCTGCTTTCATAAGCCTTTTTGTCTGCCTTAGCCTGCTCATCAGCAGCTTTCTTTTGCTCTGCATTGAACTCAGCATAGACCTTAACAGTCTTATCGGTGTTGTCATTCCTTACCTTAATCTGCTCATTGATGGCAGCATTCTCTCCTTTATACACTGCCAATTGCTCAAGAAGTGCCTGAAGCTTCTCTCTATCTCCAGCCCTTGCATCAAATCCTGCAATTGATGGTGCGCTACCAATTGACTTCTCTAAGGCAGCTGCTTCTTTTCCAAATGTCTTAATTGCTTCATTGTTCTTTTTGGCTCTATCTTCAAGCATTTGGTCAGTCATTGTAGCAGTCTTAGACTGAAAGCTTTTAAAAGCATTTAATTCAGCCTGCTCTACATCCTGAGCCCCTGTTGAGCCTAACTTAAACAACTGGTTAATCTTATCCATAAAATCGGCAGTAACCTGAAGTGCGCCTGTTAATGCAGGCTTAAGAAGAGTGCCAATTGAGTTCAAGAAGTTATCCCAAGCATCTCCTAAGTTATTGACCTTACCTCCCAATGTACCTGACACAGCAGCAGCAGCACCAGCAACACCTTCATAATCCCCAAGGGAAGTAATGTATTCTCTTATCGCCTCATTGTTAAACTTAACCTGTGTCTCTACTCCTTTAAAACTAAACTTAACCTGGTCACCTGACTTGCTTGCTCTAATGCCAAACTCCTTGAGCCTTTCAAACTCTCCAGTTTGGGCATCTATAATTGCCTCAGTAAGTTGGTCAAAGCCCTTGCCTGTAGAGGAAGCTAAGTCTCCTAATTGCCTTAGTTGGTTCGTGGTTGGAATAAAGCCCTGGTTAGCCAGCTTCACAAAGCTTGCAGTCAGTTCTGAAACTGCAAAAGGTGTGGTCTTGGCAAACTCTTTGATTCCTTCAAGTGCAAGTGATGCCTGTGCGCCACTGCCTAAGGTATTCTTAAGCACTGCACCAAGCTTCTCAAAGTTGGCAGTAGTATCAAACACAGCCTTGGCAAAGCCAAGCACAGCAGTCACACTGAATGCGCCTACAATGGCAGGCCCAAGACCTCCAAGGCTCTTACTAAATCCTCCAACTCCTTCCTTACCTTGGTCAAAAGCATTGCTTAATTTATTGCCTGTCTCTGTTGCTTTCTTACCGGTATTGCCTAACTCAGTGTTAAGCTTCTTCATTCCGGCAATAGCATCCTGCTCCTCCTGAGTCAGCTTATCAAAGCTGGTGGCTGCCTTCCTAAGTTCGGAGTCATCAATGACATACTTGATTTTAATATCATTAGTTGAGATTGCCATGTTCTTCTATTTCTTGCAAAGTTAATATAAAAAGCCCCCCAATTTGGGAGGCTCTTTCTCTGTAAAAATAAACACAAAAAAAATACCTACTTAGCTCTTTTAGACTTCTGTTCAGTTATCCAAGTCGAATATATTAGATAGTACTCATAGACTGGCCTTTCGACCAGGAATTTAATTCTTTGAGCATCTCCAGCTGCGATTCTAAAGACCTCACTAAATCTTTGTCTATGTTGTCTGATGATTGAAGTGAAATAATATGTTTCAGGCTGTTTAGGCTTTGTATTGTTTCTCCCTGCAAATAAGTCGGGAAATTCATGCTGAATTCTGTCGAAGAGGGTAGAAAGGCATACTCCGGCAGATTCAAAAAAAAACCTTCTACATCATTGGACTTCATCCAATGCTCAAGTTTTTGCTTGTTGTATGGGTACTGGTAGTCTAAAGGATTCTCATGCTCATCGAAGTAAACAACTGTCGCAAGCTTTAGCTGCCTTAGCAAGCTCACTGACATCTCCATTTGCTCCTTAAGCCTTGAAGCCATTACACCAACTTCATAAAGCTTCTTATCATCCTTCTTCTTCTTGTCCATAAGAAGGTTGATAAGCCCATTGTTCCATCCTTTGAGATAGTCAGGATTAATCTGCCAAAGTTCCTCGGTGAAGATATCCCTGGCAGCTACTGCCCTTTGGAAAGGAACATTGACCTCAGATACGAATTTAAAGTATTTGACACCTCCACTTGTGAAGGCATATTCAATTTGATCCCATCTGTCTTTCGGGGCTACTCCCGAATACCTTGGTTTTTCCGGATGAGAGACAAGAGTCGTTTCTGCATCAGGGATAGGAGGAGCAGGAACAGATGGTTTGCGCCTAAAAATATTGAACATAAATAGAATGGTTGGTTAAAGATTAGACAAGAGATAACCAGGAACTGCCATGCTCCTGAGCAGTAAGGACATTCACCAAGTGGCTTGGCCCACAAAGTCGGCAACTTCTGAATTTGGAACAGATACCACTGCCCAAGAGGATGGTCGTCCAGCAGATAATCCAAAAACAAGGAAAAAGCTGCACTGATCAGAGCAATCATTGTCAATGTCAGCAGGCTTAGGCAGCTCGATAAGGCAACAGCCTCTGCGCTTGCCTCCACAACTTGCAATAAGTTCATCATACATAGTAAGGGTCAGGGATTAAATCGTTGAATATGTTAAGAATTACCTCATTGATGCCTTCCCCATTGGTGTAGGTCTTGGCAAAACTGAAGCAAATAGTTGAGTAGGTTAATCCATCAACAGCAGTGAACTCATAAACCTTATTATTGGTGGGATTTATGAACTCTAACTCATATTGTCCGGCATAAGGATTGAAAAAGCCATCAGGACAGCCTGCTAAGTCTATGGTCACATATCCTAAGTAATCAATTTCAAGCAGCTGACTGATTCGGGCATTCATGCCTGGCTTGTTTATGTTTAGGACAATGTCATTCTCCGGATAAGTAGGAGGCACAAGCACCAAGAAGGCATCAGGACAACTGTTGAGAGGCTCACAGGCTTTGAAACAATTATTGCAGCATTGTGCCATACTTTTCGAGATTAAAGTTGCTGGTGATTTCTGCAAAATTACTGAAAATAAAATAACGGAAGGCATCTAATGCGTGAGACTTGTCCGGGTTCTTGTTCTTCCAAGGATCAAGGCTTCCAATCCTATCTACCTTAGCCTCCTTGATGTCTGTGATTAGATTGGCACAACTCTTTTCGCTTATCTTAATCTTAGCCTTTTGAAATAGCAGGATGGTGATAAGCCTGCTGGCAATGTGTGAAGGATTAACCTTAGGCACTTGTAGCTGCATGTCCACAATGTTTAGGTAATTCTTAATCATCAAATAGGCACTTATGTTGCCTTGAGTAAATGCATTGCGAGCAGCACCGGATG